CGTCGGCTTCACTGACCCGCGCGCGATGTACGGCACGCCGGGCATCTGACGGCCACTCGGGGGGGCTTCGGCCCCCCTCTCTGACAAGGAGAGCGAGAGATGTCGAGTACCACTCGATTCCCGAATGGCGTCACCAACGTCGGCGAGGACACCATCTTCGCCGCGCTGGGCCAACTGGCGCCGACGAAGTTCCACACCTATTGGGAGGACTTCGACTACTACGCGGCCGGCGACTGGACGGTCACCGAGACCCAGGCCGGCGCCACCCAGGCACTGACCGATGGCGACGGTGGTCTGCTGCTGCTGACCATCACCGCAGCCGACGATGACCTCGTGGCGCTGCAGAAGGTGGGTGAGTCGTTCCGCTTTGCGGCCGGCAAGAAGCTCTGGTTCGAGGCGCGGTTCAAGGTCAGCGACGCGACGCAGTCCGACGTTGTCGTGGGCCTGCAGATCACCGATGCGTCGCCGCTGGACGTGACGGATGGCGTGTTCTTCATCAAGGCCGACGGGTCCACTTCGGTGAGCCTGCTGGTCGAGAAGAACAACACGGCGACCACCACCTCTTCGGTGGCCACCCTGGCGAACGACACGTTCATCACGCTGTCGTTCTACTACGATGGGGTGTCGCAGATCCAGTACGCCGTCAATGGTGTGGTCCAAGGTGCGTCTGTCACGACCAACCTGCCTGATGATGAGGACATGACCGTGTCCTTCGCCATCCAGAACGGTGAGGCTGTGGCCAAGACCATGACGGTCGACTACATCTTCGTGGCGAAGGAGCGCTGATCATGGGTGCATTCAAGCCGATGGTGAAGATGGAGACGACCGAGCCCTCGGTTGAGCTCAAGCTCAAGAAGGGTGGCGAGGTCAAGAAGCAGATGGGCGGGGCCATGGGCGCCCTGGGCGGGCTGAACGCTCCTGCCCGGGGCGGCATGATGGGTGCGCGATCGCCCGGCAAGCCGTCTCTGGCGGCTCGGCGGCGTGCGATGCAGGCCATGCCTGCTGCGGCCGCTCCTGCGGGCCCTGTGGGCCGTGCAGGCCGCATGATGGCCGAGGGTGGTGAGTCCAAGGCCGAGCACAAGGCCGAGATGGCCAAGATGACCTCCACGGCCAAGAAGCTGCAGGAGCACGCCTCCAAGCCCGCCAGCAAGGCCCACAAGGGCCTGAAGACGGGTGGGGTGGCCAATGCCCAGGGCGGCTACGCGATGGGCGGCAAGGTGACCACCAAGGTCGCCACGGCGCACCCGGATCATTCGCCGGCCAGCACCGGCGACGTGAAGATGAGCAACGCCGGTGGCTACAAGACGGGCGGTGTGGCCAAGGCGAACGCCGGGGGCTACAAGGAGGGCGGACGCCCAAAAGCCTACGCCACGGGGGGTCGTGTTGACTCTGGTGCCCCCGTGGCGATGCCTCAAGGCCGCAAGGCTCCGTCCAAGCCGGTGAGCATCAGCCGGCTGTCTGGCACCTTCAAGGAAGGCGGGAAGGTCGATCGCTACGACGAGATCAAGGCGATGGACATTCCGAAGGAAGCCAAGTCGATGCTCCAGCAGGCGGAGAACGAGAGGGCCTACAAGGCTTTCGAGTCCGACCAGAAGCGCGGAGAGTCGTCCATCGGCGGGATGCTTTCGGGCATCCCGAAGATGGTGAAGGGCCTGTTCAACCGTGCGCCGGCACCTGGGGCGGTGACCAAGACGGAGAAGTCCGTCACGGTCGAGCCCAACAAGAAGCGCGGCGGCGCCTGCTGAATCAGCGGGGGCTTCGGCCCCTGCTGTCCTATGAGGGTCTGACATGACCATTTCGTCGATCTCGCGCCAGGGCGCGTACGAGCCGTTCGAGCTCCAGGTGTCCCGTGGCCAAATTCAGGGCCACAGGGCCGTGACGGTATTCGGCTTCAACTCTGACGTCGACACGACTCAGGTGTCGGTGTGGCCGCTGCCGAGCTTGATCCCATTTCCGGCTGCCGCCATCCAGATGACGGTCAGCTCGACCAACACGAACGACACAAGCGCTGGCACAGGCGCTCAAACCGTCGTGGTGCAGGGGCTGGACGCAAACTACAACGAAGTCACCGAGGTCGTCACCCTGAACGGCCAGACGGCCGTGACGATGGCGGCGTCTCTGCTGCGCGTGAACTACGCCTATGTGGCCACGGCCGGCTCTGGAAACGGCGCCGCAGGTGACATCTACATCGGCACGGGTGTTGTGACTGCGGGCGTTCCCGCGACCACCTACAACATCATCAAGTTCGACTACAACAACACGACCACGGGAAGCTACACGGTGCCTGCGGGCTATACCGCGTACGTCTCGCAGGGGTTGTTCTCTTCCGGTCAAGCCGGCGGATCGAATCAAGTGCAGGGCAGGCTGGTGACTCGGGGCACCGACAACATCCGCCGCACTGCTGCGGTCACGACGCTGAACAACGGCGTGGCCGACTATGCGTTCGAGTACCCGCTGGCGGTGCCTGAGAAGACCACGATCGAGGCAACCGCCATCGGCAGCGCGAGCAACAACGCGGTTTCTTCGTTGTTCGTCTTGGTCTTGATCAAGAACGGGGCCTGACATGCCCGCCAAGAGCAAAGCCCAGTTCCGTCTGATGAAGGCGGCGGAGAAGAACCCCAAGTTCGCCAAGAAGGTCGGCATCAAGCCGAGCGTGGCGGCTGAGTTCACCGAAGGCCGGTCCTACAAGCGCCTGCCCGAGGTGAAGAAGGCCGGCGGCGGGAGCTGCTGGTGAAGAGCGTGAGTCTGGCGATCGGTCGGGGGGAGAAGCTGCCGGCGGAGCGGGGTGCTGGGCTGACGGCCAAGGGCCGGGCGAAGTACAACCGCGAGACGGGGTCGAACCTCAAGGCGCCGCAGCCCGAGGGTGGGAAGCGGCGGGATTCATTCTGTGCCCGGATGGGCCCGATCGCTGAGAAGAGCGAGAAGGGCAGCCGGGCGCGCGCCTCGATGAAGAGGTGGAACTGCCCGGGGTGGTAGATGGCGTACTCAGGCACGGTCGGAACGACGGTCATCTCGGTCCAGCAACTGATCGACCACGGGGCTCGACGGTGCGGGAAGCTGGCCGAAGAACTCACGTCTGAGCAGGTCCAGGCCTCCAGGACGGCGCTGTACTACGCCCTGTCGAACCTGATCAACATCGGGATTCAGTACTGGGCGATCGGCAAGACCGTGATCGGCCTGCAGCCCGACAAGTACATCTACGACCTGCCTGTGGGCGCGGTGGATGCACTGAACGTGCTCTACCGCCGGATGAACCGGCCGTCTGGCAATGGCGCCTCTAGTGCAGGCGGGACGGTGGCCAACGCCTTCGACGGCAACGTCGACACGATCTGCACGCAGGTGAGCCCCAACGGAAACCTGTCGGTGGCCTACTCGGGCCCGGAGTACATTGGGTCAATCGGGGTGCTGCCTGGGGCGTCTGGCACGTTCAACGTCATCTTCGAGACCTCGCAGGACAACGTCTCGTGGACGACCCTGTACGACCCGGGCGCGACGGCCTGGGTGAACGGTGAGTGGCTCTGGTACGACATCGACCCGGGCGCCTCTGCCCCGTACTACCGAATGCGCGAGACCGGGGGCGCGACGCTGAGCGTGCGCGAGTTGTACTTCGGCAACAACTCGACTGAGATCACGATGGCCCGGCTGAACCGGGACGACTACACGAACCTGCCCAACAAGAACTTCACGGCCAACCAGCCGTTCCAGTTCTGGGTGAACCGCACGATCCCCCAGGCCAAGCTGAACCTGTGGCCGGTGCCATCTGACCCCTTCGTGCAGATGACGGTGTGGTACTCCCGGCAGGTGATGGACGTGGGCTCCCTGTCGGGAGAACTGGAAATCCCTCAGCGGTGGATGCTGGCCGTGCAGAACATGCTGGCGCACCAGATGTCGCTGGAGCTCCCCGGGGTTCCTTTGGACCGCGTGCAGTACCTGGAGGGGCAGGCAGAGAAGTACCTGACCCTGGCCGAGCAGGAGGAGCGCGACAAGTCGCCGATCTACTTCGCGCCCAACATCGGCGTGTACACGAGGTGACTGATGCCCAGGTTCCTGAACACCCTGGGCAACGCGGTTCTGTCCGTCGCAGTGTGCGACCGCTGCAAGATGAAGCGCGCGCACGTCGAGTTGCGGCCGGACCCCAACTTCCCGGGCCTGCAGGTGTGCGGACGGGGATGCGCTGACGACAAGGACCCCTATCGCCTGCCGGCGCGGAAGACGGAGCGCATCACGATTCGCTTCCCGCGGCCGGACGTGAGCGTGGCGGTCAGGGACAACAACCTGATCACGGGCCCCTATGACCACTCCGTGATCTCGACGCAGCAGAATACGCAGGTGCCGTCGAACAACGGCAACCTGGACGGGATCGAGGTATGAACGTCACCATCACCCAACTGCCGGTGGCCGGCCCCATCACGGGGACGGAGCTTGTGCCTGTTGTTCAAGACGGCCAGACCCGCCAGTCGACGGCTGCGGCGATCGCGGCGTCCCCGGCGCAGTTCCAGACCTTCCTGACGCTGAACCAAGAGCCGACGCTGCCCAACAGCCGCCGGCTGGCCGTAGGAACGGGCCTGGGCCTTGCAGATGGCGGAGCCCTGTCTACCCTATCCCTGAGCCTCAACGGCGCCTCTGGGGCCCTGGAAACGGCCTTGACGGGTATCGTCGCGAAGACGGGCTCTGCCACCGTGGTGGCGAGGACGTTGACGGTCTCTGGCCTGGGGATGAGCATCACGAACGGCGGGGGTGTGGCGGGCAACCCGACGTTTGCCTTGACGGGCATGGTGTCGGATCTGGCCAATGTGTCGAGCCCGGGCTTGTTGGCGTCCAACGGAACCGGACTGAACCCGCGGGTGTTGCTGGGCACGACCAACGAGATCGACGTCACGAACGGCACCGGGTCGGCTGGCAACCCGACGGTGGGTCTGGCCGACAACCCGGTGGTGCCTGGGGTGGCGAGCATGGTCTTGCCGCAGGGCACGACAGCTCAACGGGCCGCGCCTGGGTTCGGGGCGATCCGGTACAACAACGAGACCAAGAACATTGAGGCCTACACCGAGTTGATAGGCTGGGGCGCGATCATCTCCGGGGCGGGCATCTCAACGTTCAGTGCTGGGGCGACGGGCTTGTCTCCGAGCACGCCGCAGACTGGCAACATCGTGCTGTCTGGTGTGCTGTTGCCTGCCAATGGTGGTACGGGGGTGAGCAACTCGCACACCATCACGCTCGGGGGTGCTGTTTCGACGGCTGGGTCGTTCACGACGTCTGGTGCTGCGGTGACGCTGACGGCCACCGGCGCGACGAATGTGACGCTGCCGACGACTGGGACGCTGGCCACCCTGGCGGGGTCGGAGGTGCTGACGAACAAGTCGATCAGCGGCGCCACGAACACGCTCTCGCACATCGGCAACGGCAGCCTGACGAACTCGTCGGTGACGTTCAACGGCACCACGGTGGCTCTTGGGTCGTCTGGCACGATCACGGCGAACACGACGAACGCGCTGACGGTCGGTACTGGTCTGCAGTTGGACTCTGGCACCACGTTCAATGGCTCGGCCGCGCGTACGATCAGTCTGACGAGCCCGGTGGCCGTTAGCCTAGGCGGCACGGGCCTGACGAGCTACGCGGCGGGCGACATCACGTACGCGAGCGCCGCCACGACCCTGACGAAGCTCCCGCTGGGCACGGCGGGGCATGTACTGATTGCTGGCGCCACGGCCCCGCAGTGGGGGGCGGTTGACGGCGGAACATTCTGAGGACACGAACATGGCACAAGCAGGCTTCACCCCCATCCAGTTGTACCGCACGACCACGGCGTCAGCGCAGCCGTCTGCTGGCAATCTGGCCGCGGGCGAACTGGCGATCAACCTGACGGACAAGAAGCTCTACGCCAAGGACGCAAGCAACAACGTGTTCCTGCTGGCTGACGCGTCCAGCGGTGGGACTACTGCGGCCAACCTTGCCGGGGGCGCTGCAGGTTCGCTGCCGTACCAGACCGGGGCCAACGCAACCACCTTCTTGGGCATCGGCGCAGCCAACCGCGTCCTCACCTCTTCCGGGAGTGCTCCGCAGTGGGTGACGAGTCTGACGGGTCTGACGGGGGTGTCGTCTTCGTCCATCACCAACACCAGCCTGACGCCGACGAGGCTGGTCTACAGCACCACGGGCGGGGCGCAGACGGACAGTGCAAGCCTTGCTTTTGATGGCTCCAGCCTCCTGGTCGGCACTACCACGGGCGGGACGAATGTACGCATAACGTCTTCCAGTGACGGCAACAACGGTCTTCTGAGGTTTTTTGACCAAAGTGGTACTCGCAGGCTGGATATGTATGCCGTCGGTTCTGCGGCGGCTTATGTCAGCACGGGCGGTAACGTGCCGCTGGTGTTTGCCATCAATGATGTTGAGCAGATGCGGCTCAACAGCAGCACGCTGACCCTGGTCGCCAATCCCACGCTCTCAGCAGGCACCGCCAACGGCGTGCTGTATCTCAACGGGTCCAAGGTGGCGACGAGCGGGAGTGCGCTGACGTTTGATGGGACGAATTTTGCTGTTAGCGGCACGGGTATTTTCGGGGCCGCAGCAACAAAGCTGCGGACTTACTCTGACAGCACATACAGCGGCATCTTTAACGGCGCGTCACTGGTCGCTGCTGAATCCGTTTACATGGGGGCTGGTGGGCTGTATTTTAACGCATCTGGCTCCGAACAAATGCGCCTCACCAGCACGG